CTGTCCTTCGTGACGTTGAGGTTCGCGGTCACGCGACGCATGAGAGTTCCGCCCGAGCCCGAGGCAGACGACCCGAGGCCGGACTGCTTCTTGTAGGCGAACGTCCTGTTAATGCCCTGTGCGACGGTCATCTTCTCAACTCCTGATATGTGCGTGGAAGGGGATGCGAACCGGGATCACGAACCGATCCTCTTCGGTCCGCCCCGGCATGATTTCCGGCGTTCGGTCGATGTTCACGGTCACGCCCGACGCCGTGAAGGACGCGCCCCGTGCAAAGGTTGTGCGGATGAGCTCGGCGCGCGCAGTGGCGGTCGCCGGTCCAGCGCCGAGCGGATAACAAAGGTCGACCTGCAGGAAGCCTTCTTCGCGATGCACGGGGCTGAACTCATCGTTCGCCGGCTGTGCGAGGAGCATCGTCACGCGCTGATACGGCGTGCCGTTGGTTGGCGTGAAAGGCGCATTCTCGTAGGCCGTCTGCAGCGGAGGCGACATGGCTGCGATCGCGACCTCGAGGGCCTGGCGGACCAGAACGGCGCTCATGCTGCGAGACCCGCAACAGCGTCATCGACGATGCGCTGGAATTCGATGACCGTCAGCCCGACGACGCCCTGCGGAGCCTGGCGCGACCAGCCCTCCTCGATGCGGCGAGCGTAAGGCACGTTGTTGAAGAGGTAGTAGACCTGCCCCGAAGCCTGCTGCGGTATCTCCGCGATGATGCGCCCCTGAGCCTCGGCACCGCTCGGATCGATCAAGCCGGTCTCGCCTTGCGGGACCACGCCGACGCCAAGCTGCCAGTTGCCGCGGAAACGGCCACCGACGTAACCCTTGGGCGGCGGGTTCTTCCAGTACGCGCCATCGCCAACTGGCGAGCGGGCATCCACGCGGCCAGCGACGCCGACAACGATCTTCTGGACGGCGAGGTCGGCCTTCTGGCCGGTCTTCTCGGCGAACTTCTGAAGTTGGAGAGCGAATGCGCCCATCAGGCGTTCCCTCGGATCACACAGTCGTAGATGATGCTGCCCTCACCATCAGGATCGAGCGGCTCGACGGCGATCAAGGTGCGCTTGGTCGAGCCATCGGCAAGCGTGACCACGGCATTGACAGGCGGCTGCGGCAGTGCCGCGCCAGACGTGTCGAGGCCGGCGAGAAGCATTTGCTGGTCGCCTTCAATGATGTCCGAGTTGTTGGCCTTGCGGAACGGGCTCAGCGGCAAGCCTGGCACTGCTTTCGCCGTCTTGCTGTAAGTCGTCGGCGTCGTCGTGCCCGTCGCAGGGTCGTAAGTCGCCGAGCCAGCGCCGACGATCGAGACCGACTGGCCTTTCCGCTCGATCATGTCGGCGGCTCGTGATCGCTGAGCGACCGTCATGCCCGCACCAAAGTCGCCATTGCTGACGATCCCTTGAGGAAGGGGCTGAGCGACATGTCGATGGCGCGGTAGCGAACCGACTGCGGCGAATTGCGATCGTACTCGGTCTCGAGCGGGCCAGTCTTTTCACGAACGATCGCCCGCTCAAGATCAGCATTCAAATCAGCGCTCAGCGCCTTCAGCGCGAGATCAGCGCAGGCATTGGCGACTTCAGCCGGAACGACAGTGCTGTTGATCGGGAAGCCGTCGACGAAGACGTTGTAGCGCGGCCAGGACAGCGCCTGCGTGGTGTTCACGCGGCAACCTGTCCACCGCTCGCGATAGGCCTGCTCCATGTAGATCGTGGCGCGGCGAAGGGCGGCTTCGCGTACCGTGTCGGAAGCAGCCGTAGCCCACGCCGCATTGCTGAGGTTGGCATGGCGTGTCGTTGCAGCCGCGAGAGTGACGAAGCTCTCCGCGTCCGCTTTGCCGGTGCCATCTTCGACGACCAGCGCCACCGCTAGCTCCTCAGCGCCACAAAGATCATGTCGATGTCTTTCGTGCCGGGCGTCGGAATGTTGATGACCGGCTGCGCCATGCCGTTCGCGGCAAGCACGTACTCGTAGGTCGCCATCGAACCGCTAGCGTTCGGGTCAGATTGCAACTGCGACCCGATGCTACTTGTGTTCGAGCTCGACGCACCGCCGCAGTTGATGTTCATCACCACGACATCGTTCGTGTAGAGCCGCGCAGTCGTGTAGCCGTCGCTCGAGGCCTGGTAGGCAAGCCTATAGCCGGGGAGGTGAAAGCACTTCGACCAGGCGATATCGACCGCCCCCACGTACACGGCCATTTGGCCCATCACGAAGCCGCTGCCCTCCATCGCAACGGTGACTTTGCCCGCCGTTACGTCGCCGGAGGTGATAGCCTTGCAGAAGCAGGTCGATTCCCAACCGCCCGTGGTCGTCTTGGAGCCGCTTTCGACGACGAAGGCTCCTGATGGCGTCTGAGCCTGGAAGCCGCCAACGACGAAGATGAGTGCAGTGTCGCCAGCAGCGGTTCCAGCGGGCAGCGTCAGGTCGATCGACGCTGCGCTGATGTTGTTCTTCACCGAGCCGCGCCGCGTAATCGCAGCACCGCCCAGGCTCGAACTGCTCCCGCTGCTGGAACTGCCGTGCAGGGCCATTATTCGCCCGTCCCCGGCGTGAAGTAGACCTTGCCGGTCGACCCTGCGGCGATCGCAGCCGCATAGACGATGCAGAGGCCGTAAACCTCGGTAACGCCCGGACCGATCGGAATGCCGGTCGCGAGCGCTGCGGTAGGCGCGGTCATGTTGGAGCTGAAGGCGATCCACACCGTCGCGGTGCCGTTGTTGAACACGCGCACGCAGTCGGAGCCGCCGTCCGCATCGACGAGGACACTCTGGTTCGACGAGCTGACGTCGATATTGACGGTGTTGCCGAGCGGCTTGAACGGGCTCATTTGCCGCCCTTCCGCTTCGCTGCGCCCTTCGAGCGCGGCTTATGAGCCGGCTCTTCAGCGGGCGTCGGGTCGGATGCTGCTGGAGCTGACTTGCCGTCAGCGAGCGTGTGGATCTTCGGATCGAAGTCCTCGGCGTTGATCTCGACGAAATCGCCCTGGCTCTTGTGAGCGGGCTTGATCTTGACGGTCGGGAGAATTTCGCTGGCCTGCATCATCGTCTCTCCTTGGGTGATTGAGGCCGGAGCGAAGGGGGCTACGCCCCGGCCTCAAAGGTCATCAGCCGAGCAGAAGCGCGAGGTTCTCCGGCTTCACGACTTTGACGCCCCAGGCGCACGAGACTTCGAACTGGACCTGGCGGTACTGGTTGTACTGCGCGATCTCGAAGGCGAGGCCGGAGACGGGATCCTGAACGCTCATCACGTCCACGGCGAGGTCACCCTCCTTCGGGCGAGCGGGCAGGCGCGAGGCCAGCACGATCGCGTCGCGGGTGAAGGCCATGTTGCGCGACGCCGCCGCGACAACAGTGATCGCCTTGGTCGCGGCCGACATCGCAACACGAAGGCCGGGAGCGGCGATCGTGAAGGTGCCGCCGTTCGAGACATCGGCATCGCCCGAGGTGACCACGTACTTGTTCGTGTCGCCTGCGAACGTGATGACGTCGCCAGCGACCAGCGTGCCGGTGCCGGCCGAAGCAAGCGTGATCGTGGTCGCGCCGACAGCGTAACCGGCGTTGTTGGTCGTGGCCGATGCCGCGGTGCCTGCAGTGCTGGTGTTGATCTGCGCCGACTCACGGATTGCGAAACCGTGAATGTCGAGCAGGACGCCGCGACGCAGGATCGCATCGGTGCCGGCCTCGTTCGCCTTGCCGCCCTGCTTGCCGCGGATGTTGGCACCCGCTGCAGTGTTCAGGACGAGCTGACGGTCGAGCGACTGAGCGCCGTTGTCGAGCAGGATCTTCAGGACGTTCGACGCGTCGGTGTAATCGCCAGCGGTGCCGAATGGGGCAGTGCCAGCGGTGCCGTAAGCGCGCGAAGCGTAGACGTGCAGGGCAGCGAGGTCCGCTTCCTGCTCGTTCGCGAGCGTGCGGAACGCCTGGGCGAACTGGTCCTTGAGGATGTTTTCGTAGCCGGCGCCGCCGTTGTTGAGGCCGCGCTGCTCTTCGCCGTTCCAGCGAACCGGGACGCGGCGAGACTTGCTGATCGAGAGCGAGACGTTGCCGATGGTCTGGTTGCCATCGTCGGGCGGCGTCACGGCAGGCGTGATGTCGCTGGCGGTCGAAGCCGGGGCAACGGGTGAATAGACCGTCTGCCCGACAGCGGCGCGCTCGGTGGTCGCATCGCGGGTGACAGCGGGAATCAGGCCGCAGAGCTCGCGCGACACGGTGTCCAGCGCGGCATAGGCCGAAGGAATGAGGTTCGTGAGGGTGTTCGCCATGACAGGCTACTCCGGTTTGCGGGTTGATCTCGGAAACCGCAGTCAGCGCAGCCGACATTTGCGGGCCCGGCGCAGCCGGAAGTTGGTCAGGCGCAGCCCTCCCCCGCGCACTTTATACGCGGGTCACGGCTGTTCGCTTAGGGTCGTCAAGTCGGAACTATTTTAGGGGTTAGGCGTATCGGCGGTCAGGCTCGCCGGTTATGAGGCGGCAAGAGCCAACGCCGCTCAGGAGAGGTGGCGAGCAACGATAAAGCCCCGGTCCCGCCTCGCCTGGATGACCGGGGCTTTTCGCATTCAGGCAGCAGCGTCGATGACCTTGCCGCCCTCTTTTACGGTGAAAGCGTGCTGTTCGACGGGAGGAAGCGCGTCAAAGGCCGAGCGAAGCATGGTCTTCGGCTCGGACTTACCCCCACCGCCGCTCGCACCGCCGCCGCCGTTGAGCGGTGCAGCCTTGAACGCCTTGCCCTCCTCGCTTTCGAGGAATGACTTGACGTGATCGCGGGCAGGCTTGTCGCCGATGAGGACCGCGTACTTGCCGTCGACGAGATCGGCTTTCGCTTCCCGTGCGAGCAACGCCTTGAGCGCCGGAACGTAGGCCGGCAGCACGTTGCCCTCGGCGATCGCGCCGTTGAGTTCCGCTTCCATCGCAAACGAGCGTGCAGCGCCTTGCTCTGCTTCAAGCGCCTTGGTCGCCTTGTCGGCTGCGGTGGTCGCGGCCTTGAGATCACGCTGAGCATCGGCGAGCGCCTTTTCGGCCTTGTCCGCCCGCTCTTCGGCGGCCGTCAGGTCTTCCGGCTTGATCTCGGCGCCGCGCTTGAGCTTCCGGTTCTCGGCGATCAGCTCGTCGCGCTTGGTTTCGAGGTTCTCGACCGATGACTTGAGCGGGCCGATGGCCTTCTCGATCGCCGCGTCGAGCTGTTCTTTCGTGAATGTTTCGTCTGCCATGATGGTCTCTCCTTGGGGTTAAGCGGCGCCGTTCGCGCCTGCGATTTCTTCCGGTGACGGCTCAAAAATGCCGACTGAGCCATTTTCCTGCGGGATGACGATCACGCCCGTGAATGGCGGTGATCGGGTGAAAACCGTTGCCTCCCTTGGCAGAGTCTCAAGCACGGCGATCAATTCCGCTACTGTCTTTGCTTCCATCGTCTCTCTCCTAGCCGCGCAGTTCTTCGAGGGTGAGCTCGCGACCGGTCCCGCTCACCAAATCTCTGACAGTGATCTTGCCCTCGATGAACAGCCGCGCCCGTTCCTTCCCAAGCACGCGCTCGATGAAGGCCGGCGACTGGCGCTTGAGGAAATCGTTGAAGGTCGTGGCCCCGTGAACCGGACCTTGCGACGAGGCGCGCTCGCCAGCGTCAGGCTCGTCGATGTCGAGGCCGATGTCGCGGAAGCTCTTGGCGATCGGGCTGAGAACGCAGCGGTCGTTCCAGTGGATCGGCGGGGCGCGGAACTCGACCTTCGTGCCCTTCAGCTTCTGGCCGTCGAGGTCCCATGATTGGCCGTCAAGCGCAGCACAGCGGCGGCAGACGTGGCCGTCGAGAGCGGCTAACCAACGTACTCCACCGATAAGACGGTCGTTTTTCCTGAAGGTCGCAAGACGAGCTTCATTCGCGGCAGACATGACGGACGAGTGAACCAGCGCACGAGCGTTCCGTCGGGCAACCTGCATGATGCCTGACTCCACTCCGTGCCCGACGATCCTGCTGACGATCCGCTCATTGGTCTCTCCATTGATGACGCCCTGCCTCACTGCGGCGGCGAATTTGAACGCCGTGTCCTCGGCCTGCTTCGACCACCATGCGGCAGACGGCGCCCCGTCGATCAGCACGTTCTTGCTCAGCGAGGCCAGCGTCTCGACGGTTGGCTTGACCACGCTCGGCGCGATGAGGTGCAGCGTCTCGACGGTGCGCTCGCTTACCAGCAGCACGAGGCCATGCGTGTCGACCACCTCCGAGGCTGCGGCATAGCGCGCATCGATCGCCGTCTCGGCCTGCTCGATGAGGTCCGCGATTGCCGCTTTGGTCCGCTCGTCCAGGCTGGTTGCAAGCAGCTGCTTAAGCTCCCGCTCCAGTTCGCGGAGAATGGCCTCGGCTTCGTTCTCTTCGTGCGCTGAAAGGCGCTGCAGTTCGAGCGCGGTGCGAAGGATCGCGTCTTGGAGGTCAAGTTCGCTCATTCAGCGGACTCAAAGTTGTCGACAAACGATGCATAGGCGAGCGCCAAAGACGCGCGTCGATGCAGCCGTCGCTCACCCAACTCGCGCGATAGATGAACCAATTCCGGGACGCTGCGCGGCTTTAGGCCCTCAAGAAAACCCCTCGGGTCGCAACGGAGCAAGTCGATTTCGCATCGCCCTCTATTGAGCGCCTCCTCAGCGCGCTCCAAGCCCTCGCGAAATTCCTCCAGAAAGCGTTGCTTATCCTGTTCTTTCTTGGTCATCGACCGATGTCCGACATGCGGACGAAGGAACGCTTGCGCCCGTCGTAGCCGTCATTCTCGCCGACGCACTCTGCGAAGGCATCGCCTAGTCGGTCGATTGCCTCTTCGACTCCGACTATGTTCTCCAGCGCGTCGGCAATCCTCCCTAGGGTCTTGCTGATCGAGTTGAGGTTTGAGGCGATATTTTCGGCGATCTCTTCGTTCATCGTGCTCTCCTTCGATGACCCAATTTTAGCGTAGGCAAAGCCCCGCTGTGAGTAACGGCGTTACGCAAGTTCACGCCGCCATCCCCTCGCCCGGCTTCGGCTCAATCGCAGGCCGCGCAGGACTCGGCGTATCGACCTCGATCTGCGCCTGATGCTCCTCGTACTGCTTCGTCGGGTCGATCACGTCGCCGCGCTGCAGCAGTTCGAACGCCTCCTGCTTCGAGATATTGCCCGACTGGACGCCGGCGAAGATCGCGGTGAGCGTCTGAGCGTCCATCATCGCGGGCATGAAGTCGCGGTTGATCTGGTACTCGACGTTGCCGTCCTGGCCCGCCCACTGAGCGAACACCTTCAGCGCCCATTCGAGCGCCTCGGACACGCTCTGCACGATCTTGGCCAGCACCGAGTTCTCGCCGGCTCGCTTGATCTGCGTTGCGCCCAATGTCTCGACCTGCGCCGTTTCGTCCGCGATCATGCGGGCGCCGAGCAACGCCATCTGCTTCTCGAAACGGTCGAGTGCGTCCTTGATCGCGCCCAAGCCTTGCCCCGTGAATTCGAGGAAGACCGCCTTCGCGTTTGGATCAGGGAACACCCACGCTGCGGGAGAGCCGATGTAGAGCTTCTCCTTGGTGTCAGTCGGTTGGTAGCCGCTCACCACCGCAGTCGGCAGGCCCGTGAAGTGCAGCCCGTGCCGGTAGTCGCTGTTGACCTGGTAATGGGCGACGTTCTTGTCCACGAGGTCGATCAGCGGCGGCTCGTCGATGCCGTCATTCTTGCCGTTCGGATCCACGATCTTGAACGGGATGAATTCGAGCGGCTTGCCATTCATCAGCGGCACGATGTCGCCGCCGACCTGCTCGTCTTCCTGCTTCGCGTTGATGCGGAACACGCGCTGGCGATAGGTCCCGCCTTCCCCGCCGAGATCGAGCACGCGATAGCGGTCCTCGTCCTTCGACGTGAACTCGTCCTCGGGAACGGCCGCGCATTCGCCAAGCACCACCATGCTCAGGACCCAGGCGTTGTTGATGCGGCTGAATTTCCAGTTGCGGATGCTTTCGGCCGTGTAGATTTGCAGCGTCGGCCTTAGCCCGAGCTTCTCAGCCACGGCTTGCGTGATCGCGACCACGTTGCCTTCGCCGTCGACTTGCTGCGGCGGGTGATCGACCAGGATGCCGAAGCGCCCGATGCCGAGCGTCTCTTCCACACCCTCCTTGGCGAACGACTCCATCGAAATGCCCGAGAGCGTGATGTCGGCAAGGTACGGCTCGATTCCCTTCGGCACGTCGGCGGCAGGAGGCTTCCTGAACGCCATGCCCCCAAGCGCGTCGATGGTCCGCCACGTCCCGTTGAAGAAGTCGCTGCGCTTGCGGCGCGCCTCGTAATCCTTGTCTTCTTCGTCCTTGAGCTTCGGGAGGTACGCCTCGGCCGCCTTGTGCATCGCGTCCTGGCCAGCGATCACGTCGCGGCAGCGCTTCCACTTCGGCGCGAAGCGGTCGTAATCGGCATGTGTGGTGCGGACGCCAGCCATCAGATACCCCCGATCGAAACTCGTTGCATGGCGCGGCCCCGGACCGGCCATTTGTAGAAGACGAAGTAACCGGCAGCGTCCGGTTCGTGGTCTAGGTCGCTCGACTTATCGGGCTCGCCGTTCTTGTCGTAAGCCTGCTTCTCGAGGCACTCGACGAGTCCGGGGCAGCGGTCGAGATTCACACGATAGCGGCGACGCACGGGCCTATCCCCGCGCATCTCCATGCCAAGTACGTTGGTGATGCCCTCAACCTCGGAGCAAATCATCTGGTTGAACGCCAGCACGCGATCCTTCACCGCGGGGTTCGACGCAGCCACCAACACCGTGAACGATGCAGCCCGCAGCAAGGCGATGTCGCTCTCGCTGGCGTTGTTCGACTTGCGGCTGTTCCCGCTGGCATCCGGGTAGACGAAGATTGCATGGCCGGCATACCGGCTCTTGATGAGCGCGATCATGTTGGGCGTGTCGAGGATGCCGGTCAGCTCATCGACCGCGTGAGGCTCACCATCCCGCAGGACATGAACCACCGCAGCCATCTTCCCGACGTTGAAATCCATGCCAATGTGAAGTGGCTCACTGGTCTGGATCGTCTCGGCCGACTTGTTCAGCTCGCGATCGAACTCAGGGTACACCGAGCCGCTGGTGAGGTTGACGAATTCGCCGTCGAGGTAGGCGGCGAGAAGGTTCGATGGGTAGCTGCTCTTGAGGCTGTCGATGTAGCCTTCGGGCAGGTTCGCAGCGTTCGAGTAGGTTGACGCCTTGATGAGCCGGTAGCCTGGGCGCGGATCCTTGTGCCAGCGCTCGTAGACGAACCGGAAACCTTCGGGCGTCGTCGCCACGCCCACCGTGTTCAGCGAGCCATCGGGCTTCTTCTGGCGGTTGCGGGCGATGATGCGGTTCCACACCTCGCGGGCCTTGTCGACCTTCAGCGTGTCGAGCTCGTCGGCGATGGAATCCGCGACCTCGTAAGCGACGATGCGCTCGGGGCTGTCCATCGTGCGCGCGATCACCATGCCGAAGCCGGGAATGTCGATCACGTTGTCGTTGCGGTTGATCTTGTACGGGAGGCCGAGCTGCTCGAGCGCCTCGGCAAAGCGCGGATACAGCATCCGCGTCACCAGGTCGTATGTCGGGAGGTAGTAAGCGACGTTTTGCTGCCGGTAGCCGAGCTTGAGCCTGATTGCCCGCCAGATGCCCGCGTGCGACTTACCGGCGCCGTAGCCAGCGACCATCGCCGGAAACTGCTCCTCGGCATGAACGAAGTCATCCTGCGGGGCGGTCAGCATGATCTCAACTCGTGGCACGACGCATCACCAGCTCGATCGGGCCACCGTCAGCACCGCCATGCTCGACCTTATCCGTGAATAACTTCAGGTGCTTGCCGAGCAGTTCCAGAGCCTTGTTCGCGCCGTTGGCATTGAACTCCCAAACGTCACGGCCCTCTTCGTCCTTCAGCTGAGTCCGGTCTTCGCCGCGGCCGACCATGACCGGCGCGCGCTGCATCGTCCGCTCGACGATCTGAGCAAGGTTGGAAAGCACATAATCTGCTGTGATTTCAGTGCGTTGCGACCTTTTGCCCATCGCCTCTTGCACAGCTTTGGCGATCTCAACATTTTTCAACAGCCGTTGGCCCTGCGAATAGGCGGTCTTCTCGCTGTAGCCGGCGCGGATCGCAGCCTGCGTCGCGTTCAGATCGACCAGGTATTCGTCGACGAATTGCTGCTGTTGGGAGTTCATGGCCGCCCGCAATCTACCGCTGAACCACCCTCACCGCTTAGGGTCGCGTCGAAACCCTTGCGGACAGCGAACGCGACCATCTCCTCGACAGTGCGGCGCTGAGTGCCGACCCACCACAGACCATCGCCGGCTCGAGAGACCGGCCAGCCACCATTGCGGGTGAGGCGGAGATGCTGAGCTGCGGCTTCTGCAACCTCGATCGAGATGCCGGCGACGGGATAGGCTTCGTGCAGCATCCGAGCGACCTCACGCCGCAGTTGCCGTTGCCTCGCTTTCGCTGCCCGGTTGGCGAGGACTTGCTGCCACCGTTGATCGATGAGCTCCGCGGCGCCGCACTCGTTGAGCCAGCGCGTCACCGTGTCGCGGCGAGCCTGGTAATGCTCCTCGCATTCAAGCCGACCGATCTGGACGAACACCACCGCGAAATCCTCGGGACAGGGCCGCAGGAATGACCGCGGCGGACGCTCGACGGCCATCAGCACGAACCACCCGTTGAGCCACTCCCGCTCCAGTCAGCTTCGGTGTGCTGGTTGCTCATTGGACCGACATCCTGCTCGCCACGCCTTCGGTGATCTTGCGCACGTCGTCGCTGCTGATCGGAAGCTCGCCGCCGAGCTGGTCCTTGCGCATTCCGCGGATGGTGCTGTCGAAGCGCTTGAGACTTTTCGTGGGCTCAGGGTTGCGCTGTCGGGCTTTCCCGATCGCGTTGATGACAAGCTCGAGCGAGCAGCCCAAGCCAGAGCCATCCAGCCAACCATGAATTATTGAAATTGCTGTCTGCCGCTGGGTGTCGTTCGCCGGGCGCCAGTTAGCAGCACGGCAAACGTACTCGTAGGCGATCCTGGCGTCGGTGATGCCGGGAGGCAATTCATCGGTCGCGCGCGGTTCTTCAGTACTCCTACGTTTCTTCTTTTCTTCTTCTGATTCTGTATCTGGCTCTGAGGGCGTTTCAGTAACGGTTTTGGAACGTTGCCTGAAACGTTTCACTCTCTGCGTAGAAGTGTCTGATTTGTATTGCCTTTCCTCCCACTTGTATGGGGCGTCATAGGCACCGTTAGTGCCACCGCTACGCCGAGCGATAAGGCCACCGCTACGCAACCGTTCGAGGAGCGTTGAAACGGCGTCTTCCGTTACACGAAGCGCAAACGCGATGTCCGTGATCGACGGCAGCCGGCCCTCGTTTTTGGACGCCAGGCACAGCAGGTTGACCCAGCCGCGGAAGTCCTCGGCCGGCAGCTTCTGGACCTTTGGATCGTCCAGTAGCTCGTCGTACATGCGAAACCAGCGGCCACTCATCGGCCAAGCCTTTTGAGGATCGCGTGTCGCGCCTCCTCTTCCCAAACCTCGGCGATCGTCCGATGATCGAAGAATGGCATGGGATCTGTCGCAGCGGTCGGCCGATCGCGCTCAGAGCGAACCGGAAAGGCAGTGCATCCCCGCCTCGGCACCCGCACCTGGAGAGGCTGCTGCGTCATGCTGCCTCCCAATCCGGAACAGCGCCGGTTCCGCGGCACGTCTCACAAGGGACTTGGACTTGGCATTCAACAGGCCCGATGCAGCCCCTTCCGCCGCACTCTTCGTCGGCCATGCCGCAGCACTCAGTGTCGAGACCGTAGTCCCACCCGTCGCCAGCACAGTCGGGGCAGCGCCGCTCGTTCATGCTGCCTGCTCCATCAGAACAAGCTCCCCTGCGCTTCGTCCTTCTGCGAGCAGAGCGCTGAGACGAAGGAAGGCATAAGCAGCCACCACCGGGTCCACGCCGTTTCCTGTCGCTCGAAGCCGCTCAACCCTGTGGGCCAGCGCATCAATGCCTCGACGAAGATGGGATTCAGCTTCCTCTTTACTGAGGGCTGGTTGGAGTTCGGGCCAGCGGTCGAGGACGTCGAGCCACCGGCTATCGGTCGGTCCAGGGATGACGGCGGGTGGAAGAATTGCTCGGCCTGAAAGCCGAGTAGGCTCTCGCGCGACTTGCCGTCCTGCCTGAACATGCTTCCTTCGCCACTGCCCTTGTGGTCCAGTGCTGCCGGAGCCGCCCAATGCTCGCTCTGCCCCGCCAGCCCGTTCCTCGGGTCGTCCGCGACCTGCCCCCGCTTCTCCGGGTCGTTGCACCGCGGCGCGTGCCATTGCTTCGCCTGATGCTCCAAGCCGAGCTGAACCTTCTCGCCATCCGCATTCAGCAGAGTGCCGCGCTTCATTGTCGCGTGGCTGGCTGTCCTGCCCCCGTTCGGGACGTTCGGAGCCATCCACTGAGCCGCCTCGTCGTTGAGGTTCCGCATCCCGTGGCCCTCGGCTTTCATCGCCGCGATGCGTTCCGGTGAGTGGGAAGGGAAATGATCCCGCGCCTGTGGTGCAGCCCAATTCTCGGCCACGTCCTCCAGATTGACCTGATGGCCAGACGCTTTCCGTTTGGAAGATGGTTGGCTTCCCCCGCGCCTGCTTATGTCTGACGCGCTCGGCCATGATGAACAGTCGCTCGCGCCGCATGGTGTTTCCGGTTTCGGCCGAGCTGAATATTCCTGCCGCAACGCGGTAGCCCAACCGCTCCAGTGGCGGGCTGAGGGCGCTAAGCTGCTCCGCTGCGTTCCCCGGGACGTTCTCTCGGAAGATAAGATCAGGCCGGCACTCATCGGCGATGCGGACAACCTCGGGAGCGAGGAAGCGTTCGCCCTCTGCTCCAGCCCGCTTTCCTGCGACTGAGTTTTCCTGGCAGGGGTCTCCCGAAGCGAGGATATGAACGAGGCCACGCCATGCTCGAGCGTCGAAGGTGAGCAGGTCACTCCAGATAGGAGTCGGATGAAGCCACCCGCTCTCCATCGACGCGACCAGGCTGGCAGCGGCAGATGCTTCCCTCTCCACGTAACAGATGCCTCGGCCAGTCTCGGCGCGGCAACTGAGAGCGAGCAGGATTCCGAGCTCAAGTCCTCCGACTCCGGCGCAGAGGCTGAGGATATTCCGGGCACGTAGATCCACATTCACCCCCACCTCCGCGCCTCAGCAGCCCGCGCCTCGAACCCATCCAGCAGCTTCTGGCACGCGGTGACGTTAAGCCCCGTCGCGGCGTGGACCTGCTCGGCGGTCAGCGATTGACGGCGCTCGGGCGGGCAGTTCGCGATGTACGTGATCGCGACGGCGTTCTTGCTCGGGGCTTTGCGGCCGAAGTTGCGGGCGAAGGGCATCTAGGCGGCCACCCGCCCAATGAACGGCGCGCCGCACGCTCTCAAAAACCGCAGCGCACTATCGGAAGTCCGGAACACGCCAGCATCAAAGCCCTGCCGCACCTTGCGATTGAGGAACTCGCGCTGGTTCGCATCTGGCATCTCAGTGCCGTTCTTGAACTCCAGCCACGCGATCCCGCGTCCAGGCCATGAAGCAACGACATCGCAGACGCCGGCCTTCATGCCCTCTCGCTTGGCCTTCATCGCGGCCCACTGAGACCGCTTGCCGCCATTCGGAACCGAGAACAGTTCCACCGCGGGACAGAGAATGCGCGCTTCCCGCAGGAACGCTTGTTGCCGCTTCTCCTCGCTCCACGGCAACTTGTCGCGTTCGTCGACGTGGTAGAGAACTTCGGTAGCCTCTTCGAGATGAGCGAAGGCACTCATCCCGCCACCCGATGCCGGCAAAGCCCGCGAGCCGTGCCACACATGAAGCACGGTTCACTGACCGCGACCCGTTCGATATTCTCGGGGATCAGGATCCGCGCATCGGTGACGCGCACGCCGGAAGCGCAGCTCGCCTTGTAGAGCCGGTCATACTCGCGGCGCTTCTCTCTGCGCTGCGCCTCGGTCCATGGCGTGGGGGCGGCCGATACGCAGGCCGATCCGCTCACCGTCCGAGCCCCTTGAGAGCAGCAGCACGGCGCTCACGGTAGCGGCGAACTTCGTAGCTGGCGCGCTGGCGAGCGACGATCTTCGCCAGCCGGCGACAGGCCTCGAGCGATACAGCGCTGTGGCCGTGGGGAAGCGGGAGCGCGAGCTGCGAGGGGGTCATGCCGACAGCCTCATGGCCGCTGTCAGCAGCAATTCAGGGATTGGGCCGTTGCCGCGCCTGCGATTGCATTTCTCATGGGCTGGCCGGAGGTTATGGATTTTGCTCGACCCGCCCTTGGAGAGCGGCTGCACGTGGTCGATGCTGATGACGGACTCGTAAGCAATGGCCCGTCCGCACAGCCAGCAAGAGCGTCCGTAAAGCGCAACAAGCCTATCTCGCAGCGATCGCTTGCGCGCCGGTTGGCGGCACCAGTCTCGGCGCTTGGCCTTCGTCGAGGAGGGCTGCGTCGGCCTCACCCCATCCTCCCCCGCAGCATCGCGGTCAGCATGGGCTCGGCGGTGAGACTGACGCAGATCGCCTCAATCGCGATCCCGGCGAAGATGCCGCCGCAGAATACGGTGAAATAGCGCAGCCATTGGGTGTAGGCGGTGGATAGGGCGGAAGCATGGATCATGCGGATTTCCTCCCCTGGTCGAGGTTGAGGATGCGCTGACGGGCGCGGAACGCTCGCTCGTGCGCTGTCTCGGCGAGCTTGGACGCGAGCTCGGGCCAAGCCTCGTTCGCGCGCTTCCAGGCCACGACGCCCATTTCGGATTCGGCGGCGATGTATTTCGCCACCATGTCGTCGCAGCGGGCGAGGACGCGACCCATTTGGGCAAGCGTTAGCTCGCGCTCGTTCTTGATCTGGAGCAGAGCCGTGCCGAGGTCGGCCAGAAACTCGGCGTCCTCTTTCCCGAAGAATATCGGCGAGGAAGCCATTAGAGGCGCTCCCCATGATTATGCATCGCATCGACCAGCCGAGGGTCATTGCCCCCGTCGCTTGCAAGCTGTGGCCGGCGCTTGCCGGAGAGGCGGCGGACCTTAGCATCTTCATGCTTGCGCCGCGGCAGATACGCAGGCGGCGGAAGGCTGGACGGATCGAAAGTACCGCCATTGATGGCGTCGATGGTGCGTTGAAGCTCGGGCGTCCACGAGAACCATTCGCACCGCTCATGGCTGCCGATGAAAGCGGCGTGGAAGCGCCGTTCGAGGTCAAAGCTTCCAGTAATCTCGGCGACGATTTCCAGCTTCACCGGAGAACTGGCCTCATGTGCCAAGGCCCGGCGCGCGGGAGAATAAGAGTGGCCGATTTTGATCGGCCCCCGCATCCCAACGCCGCGAATGAAGTAGACGCTCATGCGACGAGCTTCTCAGCGTCGTCCGCGGGCGGCTCTTCCCATTGGCCAGTTTCGATCGCGAGAATGTGCGGCTCGAGGGCCCTCAACACCGTCGCGGTGGGGTTCCAGTCGTCGCGTTCGGCTCCGTAGAGAGTATTCCGATGGAGGCCAGCTTTCTTAGCCAGACCGGCAGCAGTGACGCCCTTGTGTTTCAGGGCCTCCCGCACGCGTTCGATGAAGTCTGTAACCATGCGCGCACAGAAAGCATATTACGATATGCTGTTCAAGCGCAAAATCATACCTCGATGTGCGGACGCTTCATTATGCGTTCCTGCATGGATCGAACCCCAGATGAGCGCCGCGAACTGCTCCGCACCTTCATCAAGGAGAACAATCTTAAGATCGCGAGATGGGCGAAGGACTCGGGGGTCGACAAAAATTCGATCTACAATTTCCTGAACGGCCATTCGCAGGCTTTGGATCTTCGGACCTATGCGAAGCTCGCGAGAAGTGCTGCTGTCCCGGTTCACCGGCTGACTGGAGAAATGCCAGAGCCGTCCAGCCCCGTCCCAATCTGGGTTGTCGGCTACGTCGAAGCGGGCTCGTTTCGAGAGGCGGTCGAGTGGGACCGATCGCGATGGTACGAAGTGGATGTGCCCGTGCCCGAGCGGTTCAGGCGCGTGGCGAAGGCTCTTGAGATACGCGGGAGTTCGATGAACCTCGAATATCCGCCAGGCAGCGTGGCCATTTGGGTCGAACTGCTCGACAGCCGGCCAGCGCGCACGGAGGATCATGTCATCGTTTACGCCCACCGGCCAGACGGCCGAGTTGAGGCGACGGTCAAAGAGCTGCGGATCGACGGAACGACCAAATGGCTTTGGCCGCGATCTACTGATCCGCAGCACCAAGCCCCAATCAATATTGATGAGCCACCCGAAGGCATAACCGAGATCGAAATCAAAGGGCTGGTTATCGGAGGCTATAAGCCGAGAATCTTCTGATCGGCTGAAAAAGCATACTGCAATGTGAAAAAGTGCTTGCGGAGCATATTTGAATATGCTTTATCGGCTCCAACGGACAACCGATGGAGCTTATGGTGGCGAACGAAGCAGAGCGAGCGCAGATCGCAGACCAATATCGTGCGGTAGCCGCTTTGTGCCGCAACTTGGGCATGGTTCACGAACAGCTGGTCACAGCAATCGAGCAAGGCGCCTGCGATGACATAGCGACCATTCAAGGTCCGCGCAGTGCCGCCATCATGGAAGTCCTCGGCGACATTCTAAACGGCATGGACGCCGTTGACGAAGAGGATCGCTGGCTCGATCCGATCTTCGAGAAGGCCCACCAACTCTATCCCACCGCTCGCGCCGATTACATGGGCGAACAGGTGTCGGCATGACCGCCTCAATCCACGATCTCTTCCCCATCGGCCCGCGCTCGGTCGATCAGGAGCCGGGGTTTGTCCCCCTTTCCCCGGCTCCTGCATCCTGCCCGCCGATCGATCTACGCGCGGCGCTGGTGGACCGCCGTTCCACGCTGGACAAGATCACCGACGCGATCGGCTCGCCGCGGTTCCTGAGCTTCTACTGCGGCGTCTACGTCGGCTGTTTGCTCACCGTTGCGCTGGCGTTCGCGTGGAGCTTCGCGCGATGACCGCCCGCGTCCACTACGCCGTGACGAACGACTTCGGCCTCTATGCCGACGAGAACGCGGCCTGCGGCGACAACTTCAGCCGGCGCAAGAAGCTGACCGACGACTGGCGCGCGGTCACGTGCCCGAAGTGCCTGACGCTGCTCGGCATCGAGGCGGCGGCACCTGACCAGCTGACGGTGTGCGAGCCTGATCCGCTGCTGAGGGCAGCATGATGGCTTGGCAGAAAGGCGTTCACCAGACGCGAGTTCGTGGTGAAAAGGGGCCGGAGTGGCGCGATGTCGCCGGTTACAGCGACGGGACGTTCGGCTTGGACAAGCGCCGGTATCTCGACGAAGAGACGGGCAGCTATCGCGACGGATACTGTGTCGTTCATTTGGCGACTGGATATGCTGTCCGATACGTCCGAGGCACCCTAGCGCAAGCCAAAGTGTTCGCTGATGCGCTGCATGCTGCCGACTGTTGGTCATTTACTGACCCCGCCAAGAGCATGGCGGATCCTCGCCGTTCGTTGGTAACCAAAGCCGCTTGCGAGGTCGCTCCCACTTCTGACGGGTTCATGTTCGATCCGCCCACCTATGTGGACGCTGCATAATGCCCCCCGCCAACATCATCCCGATCGCCGTGCGCGCCCGCAGTTTGCGGAACGTCCTCGCCGACCTCCGCGAGGCCCGCCGCGACTACGACCAGGCGCTGGAAGATGTGAAGCACGCCACGCTCGGAATGCACCAGCGGCACTACGGCGACTTAGACGACCGCGCCACCGAAGCCGAAACCCGCCTCGGCGACCTTCGCGAAGAATTTGAGCGCCGCCTGACCGACGCGACCGGGCTGACCTTCGAGCAGCTGCTGAAGTGCCGCGAGGAGTGCTTGGTGTGAACGCGCCCTGCGAACATTGCGGACAGCCGTTCGCCAAGAGGGCAGCAAAGACCCGCTTTTGCTCTTACCGCTGCTCGGGAAGCGCGTCCGCCGCTGCAAGGCGGGCCTCTGGCGAGCCGGAGCGGCGCTTTTGGTCAAACATCCGACGCGGACCCGAAGAAGAGTGCTGGCCTTGGAGAGCGAGCACTTCGTTGGGATACGGGCAGCTGCGCTTCAGGGGTCGCAAGGTCGGCTCGCATGCCCTGGCTTATCGGTTGGTGAAGGGCCCTGTCCCTGCTGGCCTTATGGTCCTGCATCGCTGCGGCAATAGGCTCTGCTGTAACCCGGCGCACCTCTATGCTGGAACCCACGCCAACAACACTAACGATGCAGTTCGGCATGGAACGCATAAGTGCGGCTTTGGGCGCGGAAGCGAGCACATCGGCGCGCGGCTCAGGGCCGGCGACATTCCGCAAATCCGCGCGGCGCTTAGCCGTGGTGAAAGTCAGCGCGCGATAGGTGAACGCTTCGGGGTAACTCAGCAGACTATTTGGCATGTCGCCCACGGCAACACGTGGAGGCACGTTGCGTGAACGCGCCCGCTCAAATCCTCGGCGATCCTGACCACGGATTTCGCTCCACCCATGTTGGCGCTTCGGAGGTCGCGGCGCTGTTCCAGTGCAATCCCTATGTGACGGCGTTCGAATTATTTCATCGGAAGGCTGGCAACATCGCCTCGCCCGATCTAAGCGACAACGAACGCGCCGAGTGGGGTCTGAGGCTCGAGCCCGCCATCATCGCTGCTGCTGCCGATCGCTATGGCTACCAGCTGGAAGAAACGCCGCGTCGGCTGTCGAACGGGAAAGGGCTCGGCGGGCATCCTGACCAGCTTGCCACCGACGAGCGCGGCCCAGGCATCATCGAGATCAAGACGGCGGACTGGCTCGTTTTCAAATCTTGGGGTGAAGAGCCTCCGACGCATTATTTGCTTCAGGCGATGGCCTATGCGGGCCTTGCTGGTCGGGCATGGTGCGACGTCCTCGTGCTGGTCGGCGGCAACCGCCTAGAGCGCTTTTGCTACGACTTCCGGCCAAAGATTTACGCCGAGATCGAGAAGCGCGTTGCCGACTTCTGGCAGAGCGTAGAGGCGAACGACCCGCCGCCCGCCGATTACACGCGCGACCTGGACACGATCACGGAGCTTTACCGCGAGGGAACGGAAGAGGTGGTCGACCTGACGGCCGATAACCTCGCACATGAGGCAGCGGCGGCGTTCCTCTTTGCGAAAGAAGCTCGGTTGGACGCCGAGAAGCGAGAGGACGCCGCCAAGGCCGAATTGCTGGACAAGCTCGGATCCGCGTCATGCGCAACCCTCAACGGCTTCACGGTCCGCGCGACCACGGTTGCCGCCGTCCCTGAGCGCATCGCCGAGCCCGGCGAGATCATCAAAGGCCGCAGGGCTTACCGCAGAATTACAGTGAAGGAGGTTCAGTAATGCTGTCTCGTTCGCAAGCGCGAGGCCATGCCACGAAGACGGCTAGATCACGCCTTCGCTGGCAGAAGGCCCGCGACATTTCCGACGCTGGAGGCACGAAAGCTGACGCAGCAGCAGCGACCGGCCTTTCGCTAGAGGGCCTGAACACCCTGCTTCGGAAGCATGTCGGCAATCAGCAATGGCCAATTCAGGAGAGCAAGTAATATGGCATCGCAACCCGAGCAGACGGCCAATCCAGTCGCCGTGATCCGACAGAACCTGACCGCGATGGAGCCGGAGTTCAAAGCCGCGCTTCCCCCGCACATTCCGGTCGAGAAGTTCAAGCGTGTCGCCCTGACCGCGATCCAGAATACGCCCGCGCTGGTCAATGCCGATCGCCGCTCGCTGTTCGGATCGTTCGTCAGGCTCGCTCAGGACGGCTTGCTCCCCGATGGGCGCGAGGCCGCAATCGTGATGTTCGGCAACAAGGCGCAGGCCATGCCGATGATCGCCGGCATCCTGAAGAAGATCCGGCAGTCGGGCGAGGTCGCAAAGGTCAGCGCGCAAGTCGTCTATGCGAACGACCAGTTCGTGGTGAAGTACGGCTTCGACGAGGACGTCGAGCATATCCCGCCCGCGCTGAACGAACCCCGCGGTGAGCCCATCGGCGCCTATGCGACCGCAGTACTGAAAGACGGATCGCAGCTGCTCGAGGTCATGAGCCTCGAGGACATCGAGAAGGTCCGCAAGGTCAGCCGCGCCGCGAACAACGGGCCGTGGGTTTCGTGGTTCGGCGAGATGGCCCGCAAGACCGTGATGCGCCGGCTCGCCAAAAGACTGCCGATGTCGACCGATCTCGAAGAGGACGTGTTCTCACGCGATCCGACGATGCAGACGAGCCCGCAGGCCGTGGAGACGATCGAGGCAGAGCCGGTGCGTCCGCAAGCGCCAGTGAGCCGCCTGGACGCGATCGAGCATCAGATTGCCGACGACGAACCGCCAGTCGAGCCGGAAGTCATCACCGAGCAGGCCGAAGAGCTTGAGGCCGAGATCGTGGACGAACACCCCGCCCAGGCCAAGGCCGACGCAATCATCGCCGAGCTCAACGCGGACGAATGTAACGCCATTCTAGACGTCGCCGCGGTCCTGAACCGCCACGCCGCTGACATCGCCGCAATGCCGGAAGCCATGGGCGCCAGCATCGAGATCGCCGCCGACAAGAAGCGCCAAGCCATCCGTGCCGCGCAGAAGGCAGGGAAGGAGGTGGTCGAGTGACGCCGAAAATTGGAAAGCACCTCGCGACCTTCAACGTCTTTCGAGAAGAAGACGGGCTCTACATTACAATCGCGGACGCAAGAGGTGTTCGCGAAGAGTTGGGTGAATCCGGCGCCCCGCTCGGCTTGTGCGCCATGAATGCGCTGCGAGAAGCCCTGCGCCAGATGGATAAGCGGTCATGACCCGCCCCAATCCCCTCCGCCTCATCGAGACCCCCGAGGACGTGCTTCGTCCGCCCTTGGTCGAGAGCCGCGTCATCGGGATCACCTTCAGCCGGCGCGATGAGCATGAGTTTCGCAGCATCATGGCTTGGCGGAAGCGTGAACACCCAGGCTGGAGCCAATTCTGGAGCGGGATGAGTCATGACCACCGATAAGGCTACAGATGCGATGATCGAAGCTGGTGCGGCTGTCGCCCATGAACGCGGCTGCTACGCGGTCACGCGACCTGACCTAGAAGCAATCTACACCGCCATGCACGAAGCCCGCCCCCAATCCGCTGCCCCTAGTCCCGATGCTGACTTGGTGGAGCGAGTAGCGCGGGCGATTTACGCGAGTATGCACGACGACGCGCCGGAGTGGGACAGGGTGAAGATAATCCGCGCCGAGAACGGGTTTAAGGGCGACCACAGCATC